TGGATGAGGAAGTGATTCAATGAAATACAAAACGATTCAAGGTCATGAGATAACAGGAGATATTATTAATCGTTACACTCGAATTATGTCCGTAGCTGGTCACGATGGACGCAATTATGTTTGTTGGCTTGTCGGTGATCCAAGACCGTTGGAAGATTTTTCATTTACACCAGTCAAACCCGAAAACTTTAGAGGAATCGAACCTAAGAAATGTCGTGTTATCAAGCCGGATGGCACTTGCATAACATTTGTCTCAATGGGAGCAGCCGCGAATCATTACCGCGCTGACAGAAGTACCGTTTCCAGAAATTGTGAAAGTGAAAAGCCAATTCGAAGCGGACGGTTGAAGGGCTATAAGTTTGAAATATTAGGATAAAGGAGTGTGAAACGATGGATGAAAATAACGATGTGAATACAAGAGTAAATTTTTGGGTAAACGTCAAACGATATTTAGCGTTAAAAGACATTAGCAACGCAACACTTGCAAAAAGAATTAAAAGTAGTGAACCGGTCGTAGTGAAATTGATGGAAAAAGAATCGAACATTCCAATTGAGAGTGTTGGGAAATACGCAAGAGCAATAGAAGTTCAGCCGATTGATTTATTTGAGGTTTGGACGGATGAAGAATGGGAGAAAATAGGGAAATGGAGGAGTTAAAATGAAATTTACGAAAGAAAATGTGAGCAAATTATTTAGCGAACATGATAAATATATTTGTTTTTCTCTTGATGATTTACAGGATGATATTCTTAAACTAGACGACACACCAGAAAAAGTGGCAGTGCCTAAGTACATAGCGGAGTGGATTCAAAGTTACTTAAACGAAGGTGGAACACCAATTGATGTATTAGGCTCTTTGATGTCATTCCACGCGTCTTTTGTTGACGAAAGTGTAATACGATGGTTTAAGAAAAACTCAGAGACAATGTTAAAGGCTTTGACTAACGGCTACACCATCGAACCAGAACAACTTTACTATATTCCGTTACCGCACCTTGAAACAAGTGACGGCATACAGCAAGCGTTAAGCCAACGTAAAGGCGATAAGAATTACTTTGCTTGTCGTCTGAGCGACAAGTTAAAACAGCGGTTTACGAAAGAAGAACTTGAACACGTGCCCGAAGTATATAAGCCGTATGCGAAACCGATTGAGGAGGAAGAAGAATGAAAATAACGAACATAACTAAATCTCAACAATTACATGAAGCCTATACAGAGGATATGCAATCTAAGTTTAACGATTATATAGAGGGTGTAGGAATTACAAGAAGAAAGTGGTGTACTAAATTACTGGTGTTCAACCGAGAAGGAAAACCAATGCACACCGAAAAATGGTTTATCACTTACATGAATAACGAATTGATTTATAACACGAAAGGCGATTGGGTTAATTTAGATATGTTTGATAAAAGCGAGAGTTATTGCGACAAAATTTTACTTTTCGAGGAGGAAGCAGAATGAAACCAGAATTAGAATTGGAAACACCTCGAAAAGTAGAGCTACTAGAAGTTATTCATATAGAAGCAGTCCGTGGCAAAGGAACGCCCGAAAACCCGGTAAGAATCGTTCACCAGTATTGGAGTAAAGATGGTAATTTATTAGCCGAAAAAGATGACTGTAAATAAAAAATGCCACCTCTTGTACTAACGAGATGACACCAACACAATAATTATATCATAAGGGGTGGCGTTTGTGAGATTTCAATGGTTAAAAGATTACCAATGTTTAGACGAACAAATACTTTATTTAAAATGGAATCTAAACAAGTCTAGATTAGAATTAGATCGTTGGGTAAATGGTGACCTAGCAAACGTCCGATTAGAAAAGAATTCTAGGTCATCATCCTTAGAAGAAAGTATTGAAAAGATAGAACAAGAAATCAAAAGATTAGAAGAACAAAAAGGAGAGTTGCTATCAATCGTTCGTTCCTTCAAAGGATTAGATAACGATATTGTCCGATTGAAATACATTGATGGTTACTCATTAGAAGAAGTGGCTGAGGAAACTGATTACAGTGCTTCATACATCAGACAACGCCATGCAGAGATTAGAAAAACAATTCAATTCCTAGATGATTACGAATTGAATTACAACAGCAGGAAGCAAAGAGAAGATGAGATAGAATATTATAATATCGAAAGAATAGAGAGTAACCAGATTTCATTGTTTTAAAACCAATGTTCATTAAATGTTCGAACGTTACACCTATTCAATCATTGATTCATACGGTTTATATTAGTAGTGTAATAATTTGACGGAAGCGATCATAGAGGACTGCTCACACAAAAATCTATGTATAAAGAGAGGAGTGCATCCTCTCATCGTTTTGAGACAGGACTTTGGTTCTGTCTTTTTTAATACCCAAAAGGAGTTGATAGCATTGACTAGAGCAGACCGACAAGGACCACACCGTGTAGCCTACGACAAGAACCGCAAGAAGATACTGATGACTCAGAACGTTTGTGGTATCTGTGGTAAGCCAGTTGATGTGAAGCTTAAGCCGCCTAATCCATTAGCGCCAACCGTTGACCATATCATTCCGGTAAACAAAGGTGGACATCCAAGTGCCATGGAGAACTTACAACTAGCACACGCCACTTGCAACCGACAGAAGTCTGACAAGCTATTCAATGCAAAGACAAACAAGATTGATGTTAAAACAATAGGCAATCGCAACCTTCCCAAAAGCCTAGATTGGACGTTATACAAGAGTTCGCAGTGAGTAATATAAAACCCTTAGGACATTAAAACAAAGGCGTTAGAGCGAAAGAGACGGGGGGAGGGGAACCCTTGCCTTGTTTTCTCCGTAGTTCATGCCGTCACTGTGCATATTTTCTCGTGCGAACGTTTATTATTGAAAGGAGTTGAAAAAAATTGAGTGAAAAAGGCATTGAATATCTACGTAAAAAGTTAGAGAAACACAAACCTCGTGTGGATTTACGCTATCAGCATTACGACATTAAACACCGCGAAAGAAGCATCGGAATCACCATTCCACCAGAAATTCGCAATCGTTATCGGTCGGTTTTGGGGTGGTGTGCAAAAGGTGTCGATAGCTTAGCAGATCGTTTAGTTTTCAGAGAATTTGAAAACGATAATTTTGAAGTAATGGAGATTTTCGAACAAAACAATCCAGACATCTTTTTTGATAGCGTGGTGTTATCAGCAATGATTGCATCGTGTGCCTTTGTTTATATTTCAAAAGGCGATAACGATGAGGTGAGATTACAAGTTGTTGAAGCAAGTAATGCAACGGGTGTCATTGATCCAATCACAGGATTATTGACAGAAGGTTACGCGGTTCTAAGTCGTGATGAATACGGCAAACCGGAAACAGAAGCACACTTCTTGCCACATCGAACTGATTTTTATCTTAGTGGCAGTTACGTGAAAAGCATCGAAAGTAATGTTGCCTATCCGTTGCTCGTTCCAGTCGTTCACCGTCCGGATGCAGTTCGTCCGTTTGGCCGTTCGAGAATTACGCGTTCTGGAATTTATTATCAAAGCTATGCAAAACGGACTTTAGAGCGTGCAGACATTACCGCGGAATTTTATTCATTCCCACAAAAATATGTCTTGGGTACTGATCCAGACTCAGAACCCTTAGATGGCTGGAAAGCGACAATCTCAACAATGTTGGAATTTACAAAAGGTGATGGCGGTGACAAACCGACGATTGGACAATTCACTACACCATCGATGACACCATTTACAGAACAACTGAAAACTGCAGCCGCTGGATTTGCTGGAGAAACAGGATTGACATTAGATGATTTAGGATTCGTTTCTGAAAATCCATCAAGTGTTGAAGCTATTAAAGCAAGTCATGAAAACTTACGACTTGCTGGAAGAAAAGCTCAACGAAGCTTAGGTGCTGGTTTGTTAAACGTGGCATATCTATCCGCTTGTTTGCGTGATGATTTTTCTTATTTACGTAGTCAATTCGTTTTGACAAAACCAAAATGGGAGCCACTGTTCGAAGCTGACGCAAACATGCTAACGATGATTGGTGATGGAGCGATTAAGTTAAATCAAGCAATACCTGGTTATATTACAGGAGAAACAATTCGAGATTTAACGGGCATTGAAGGCGGTGAGTAAAAATGGAACCGGATATTTTACCAGATTTATTAGCTAAAATTCAAAAAGATTTCGATGAACGAACGTACAATAGCGAAACATTAAAAAAAGCCATTCAATCTCTTGTGGACAAAAAAGCAACATATTTAGATGTCAGCGATTTTGCGATTGAAATTGGTAAGATTTTATCTGAGGTGTTCAAGTTGCACGTAAGAGCGGATATTCTTCCAGACGGAAAAATGTATTTTAATATTGCGGATCGTTTGCTTAATGCCACACTCAAAAAAAATCATGAATTAATTACGAGCTTTGGCGTAGATGTGCAAACTTTATTAAATCAAGCGGTTGGTATACGTATCAAAGCACAAGCACCAACAATCAATAAAAACAGGGTGGACGGCTTAGTCAATAAGATAAGCAGTGCGCCTATTTTTGACGACGTGAAATGGGTGCTGGAAGAACCAATCATTAATTTTAGCCAAAACGTTGCAGATGCCATGCTGAAATCGAATGTAGAGTTTCACGCAGAAGCTGGATTAGACCCGAAAATTAAACGAACCGTTAGCGGTCATAAGCCGTGTGGTTTTTGCAAAAGATTAGCTGGATTGCATGATTACGATAGTGGTAACGGCGATGATATTTACACAAGGCACGAGCGTTGTAGATGCACCATCGAATACATTCCAGACCGCGGAAAAAGAGAATTAGTTTCATCGTCCAAGTACAAGCAAAACAAAATTGCTGAGAAAGAACGCGAAAAGATTGAAGCTAGGAAGAAGATTGGCATTAAGGAAAAGGAGTGATGAAAATGAAATACAGAAAGAAACCAGTGGTGGTTGAAGCTTGGGAGTTTACAAGAGATTCTCTAAAAGTCGCCGATAGTTGGGTTAGGCGCTATCGAAATGATATTAGTTTATTTTCTCAATATGGCGGTGATGTTCTTTACATCGAAATCAAAACGCTAGAGGGTACTATGAGGGCTGAATTAGGTGATTACATCATCAAAGGCATACAAGGTGAATTTTACCCTTGCAAGCCCGATATTTTTGAAGCGACTTATGAATTAGCTGAATAAAAAGGAGTGAACATCATGGAAAACGTACACCGAAATGATGCACTAAAATTTTTCGAGAGCATGACAGAAAATGAGCAACAACTAGCGATTCGTTATCTACAAAAAATCATTAAGAAACCGCCTGATTGCAATCAAAAAGAATTGCAGGAGGTAGCAAACAATGAAGAAAGTACCGCTTAATCACGTTTTATTAATGTTTTATCACATATCTTATAAGCTCAAACAACTAGAAGAGCAAGAAGGGAAGTGATCCAGCATCTCGCAACTATGCGTTAAATAGTGCAGGAGGTTGGAGGAGGTAGTTTATGACTGTTAAAAAAAGATTTGGCAATCAAACTCCTACTCAATCCGTCATATTGCCCTACACAAAAACGGCGTATCAAGAAGCAATTGACATCTACCACAAAACCGGTTTAAAAAGCTACGATTGGCAAGCCGATTTGGTTGCATCGGTCATGGCGATTGATGATGAAGGTTTGTGGGCCCATCAGAAATTTGGTTTTTCCATCCCGCGCAGAAACGGTAAAACGGAAATCGTTTATATCGTAGAACTTTGGGCGTTAGAAAATGGGTTAAACATTTTGCACACCGCCCATCGAATCAGCACGTCTCACTCGTCTTTTGAAAAAATGAAAAAGTATCTCGAAAAGATGGGGTACAAAGAAGGCACTGATTTTAATTCCATCAAGGCAAAAGGTCAAGAACGTTTAGAGCTTTATGCCACTGGTGGGGTTATCCAATTCCGAACCCGAACATCAAGCGGTGGTTTAGGTGAAGGATTTGACTTACTGATTATCGACGAAGCGCAAGAGTACACGACGGAACAAGAATCAGCGTTGAAGTACACCGTTACCGATAGTAATAATCCAATGACAATCATGTGTGGAACACCACCAACGCCCGTTTCAAGCGGAACGGTTTTTGCGAATTATCGTGAAAGCGTGTTGTTTGGTCAATCGAAGTATTCCGGCTGGGCTGAATGGTCCGTTAACGAAATGACGGATATTAACGATGTTGAAGCGTGGTATAACTCGAATCCATCGATGGGGTATCACCTCAACGAACGCAAAATCGAAGCGGAACTTGGGGAAGATGAGTTAGACCACAACGTGCAGCGGTTGGGTTATTGGCCTAAGTACAATCAAAAATCAGCCATCAGCGAAAAAGAATGGCTAGATTTGAAGGTCAATGCTTTGCCAGTCTTAACAGGTCCATTACACGTTGGGATTAAATACGGTAATGATGGTTCCAATGTTGCGATGAGTATCGCGGTCAAAACGTTATCCGGAAAAGTATTTGTCGAGACGATTGATTGTTTATCAGTCAGAAAAGGGAATCAGTGGATTATCAATTTCTTGCGTGATGCCAATGTCGCGAACGTCGCAATTGATGGGGCAAGCGGTCAAAACTTACTAGCTTCTGAAATGTCGGAATTTAGACTCAAAGCACCAGCTCTACCAACCGTTAAAGAAATCATTACGGCAAACAACATGTGGGAACAAGGGATTTACCAAAAAAATATTTGTCACGCGGATCAACCATCGTTAACAACCGTTGTAACAAATTGTGAAAAACGCAATATCGGTTCTGGTGGCGGATTTGGTTATCGGTCACAATTTGACGATATGGACATTAGTTTGATGGATAGTGCGTTATTAGCTTATTGGTCGTGTATCAGTGTTAAACCGAAGAAAAAACAACAAGTTAGGTATTAAACGATTCTATTTTTTAGAGTCGTTTTTTTAATACAAAAAATTACCGTACTGCCGGGCAAAGCAGGGGAGAGGGAGATTTATATGTCATTCAAAATCATTGAAACACAAGAGGAACTGGACCGTATTATCCAGGATAGAATCGCACGGGAACGCGATAAGTTTGCAGACTACGATGAGTTAAAAACAAAGGTTACAGACTACGAAACACAGGTTGCAACGTTACAAAAAGCGATTGACGAATCGAACACAACCATCAAGTCACACGATGACACAGTAGCAAGTTTAAACTCGAAAATTGCAAGTTATGAAACTTCTAGTTTGCGTACAAGAATCGCCATCCAAAACGGATTACCGCTCGATTTAGCGGAACGATTAGTTGGAGACGATGAAGAAAGCATTAAAGCCGATGCTGAAAGATTGGCATCTTTTGTCGCTAAACCAAAAGCACCGCCAGCACCGCTAAAAGATTTAGAACCGCCATTAGGCGATGACAAAAATTCAAACTGGCGTCAAATGGCCAGTAATTTAACCGGAGAAGGAGAGTAATAAAAATGACATCACAAAAAGCAGGTACTTTATTTGAACCAGAATTAGTAACAGAATTAATGACGAAGGTACAAGGTTATTCCGTATTAGCGAAACTAGCATCACAAACGGCAATCCCGTTCAATGGAACTGAGCAATTCATTTTTAACTTAGAAGGAAACGCGCAAATCGTTGGGGAAGGCGAACAGAAGAAAGCTGGGGAATCTAGCCTTACTTCAAAAGTTATCAAACCGTTGAAATTTGTTTATCAAGCACGGATCGCTGATGAATTTAAATACGCGTCAGACGAAAAGAAAATCAAATATTTGCAAGCGTACGCTGATGGGTTTGCTAAGAAAATCGCAGTGGCTTTTGACATTGCAGCGATTCATGGATTGGAACCAAAATCACTGACAGATGCATCATTTAGAGATACAAACTCTTTTGATGGTTTAATCACAGGTAATGTTGTGACGTATAACGCGGGAACTATCGATGACAATATCGATACTGCTGTTCAAGCGATTGTTGCAAAAGGTGCGGACGTTACAGGCCTTGCGTTATCACCAACAGCGGGTCAGGCGTTAGCAAAATTAAAAGTTAATGGTGTTGTCCAATATCCAGAGTTCCGCTTTGGTCAAAATCCGAACTCGTTTTACGGCATGGAATCAGACATCAGTAAAAACTTAGTTGTGGCTGGTGGTACAGCGAAAACTGACCACGTAATTGTTGGAGATTTCCGCAATATGTTCAAATGGGGTTATGCTGAAAACATTCCAATGGAAATTATCGAATACGGTGATCCAGATGGAGCCGGACGTGACTTGAAAGCATACAACGAAATTTGTTTACGTGCTGAGGCGTTTATCGGATGGGGAATCCTTGATGAAGATGCTTTTGCTCGTGTGGAAGCAGGTGCCTAGTATGACGAAATATGTAAGTAAAAAAACAGGGGCAATTATCGAAACGAATTGCGTACTTTCTGGGGATTGGGTTCTTTTTGAACCCCAATCCAATCCAGAAGTAAAAGAAGTTGCACAAATCGAAGTGGAAAAAGAAGTTCCCGCTGATGATCCATTAGAAAATGATGCCCAATTTAAAAACATCAACATCGAACAAATCAAACAAGAATTAGATGCTTTTGGTGTGAAGTATGACCCGAAAGCTAAAAAGAAAGAATTATATGATTTAATGCTCGCACAAGGGAAGTGATGAAATGCAACCTTTTGCAACGGTCGAAGAATTGCAAATGTTATGGCGTGAATTAAAAAATTCCGAATTGGAACGGGCAACGAAATTGCTTGAAGTTGTGTCTGATACACTACGAGTCGAGGCAAATCGGACGGGTAAAAACATTGACAATATGATGCTGGAAAATCCGTCTTATACCAACGTAGTTAAATCTGTCACAGTCGATGTTGTCGCGCGTACGTTGATGACGTCAACAGACCAAGAGCCGATGACCCAATATTCAGAAGGCGCTTTAGGTTATCAAGTTTCTGGGTCCTATTTGGTCCCTGGCGGCGGTTTGTTTATTAAAAATGCCGAACTAGCCCGATTGGGTCTTAGACGTCAACGGATTGGGGGTCTTGATTTTTATGGTGAAACTGAAAGGAATCACGGTTACTTTAGTTGATACCGTCGAAATCGGGCGTGATCCGTTTAATAACCCGATTAACGAAAAACAAGAAATCGAAGTCGAAGATGTCTTAGTCGCCCCAACGTCATCCGATGATGTCGTCAACGAAATGAGTTTATCTGGTCGTAAAGCCGTTTACACTTTAGCAATCCCTAAAGGTGATACCCACGACTGGGAAGAAAAAGAAGTCTTGTTTTTTGGTAAAAGTTGGAAAGCTTTTGGAATCCCGCTCGAAGGAATGGACCACCTTATTCCGCTTAGGTGGAATAAGAAAGTGATGGTAGAACGTTATGAGTAGCAAAGTAAAGGTAAAATTAAATCGGTCGGGCGTTAGAAGTTTGTTGCGCTCGTCCGAAATGCAAGAAATGTTATCCGAACGCGCTAAAGAAATTCAACAACGAGCAGGCGATGGCTACGAACAAGACGTTTTTGTCGGGACCAATCGGGCAAACGCCATGGTGAGTGCAGCAACGTATCAAGCAAAATCGGATAACATGAAAAATAATACATTGCTCAAGGCGGTGAAATGATGATTGAGATTGTCATTATGGACCACTTAAAAATTCACTTAGATAGCAAAATTGGTGTTGGTCTTGAACGTCCAACAACCACACCAGATTTATTTGTTATTTTTGAAAAAACGAGTAGCGGAGAGGACAATCAAATCCATTCCGCTACTTTTGCGTTTCAATCCTACTCAAAAAAATCACTGTATGAAGCAGCGAAATTGAACGAGGATTTAAAAGCAATCATCAAAAAGATGGATGAATTACCAAGTATTTTAAGCGTGAAATTAAACACTGATTATAATTTTACAGATACAAGCACCAAAGAATATCGCTATCAAGCCGTATTCGATTTTAAATATTAGGAGGGTTTATATTATGTCAAAAGCAGATGCAAAAAATGTATCAACCGCAAAACCAAAAGTGGGCGGAGCAATTTTCTCAGCGCCACTTGGAACGACTTTACCAACCGATGCGACAACCGCGTTAAACGTGGCTTTTAAGGGTTTAGGCTACGTGTCAGAAGATGGCCTTACAAACAGCAATAGCGTATCAACCGAAACTATCAAAGCGTGGGGTGGTCAAGTCGTTGATGTCGTGGAAACAGAAAAAGAAGATACGTTTAAATACAAATTAATCGAATCATTAAACGTGGAAGTGTTGAAAGAAGTGTACGGACCAGATAATGTAACCGGAACGCTTGAAACAGGAATTGAAATTAAATCCAATAGCAAAGAACTTGAAGCGCATGTTTTAGTTGTAGATATGGTCTTAAAGAATGATACGTTTAAACGGATTGTTATTCCGAACGCTAAAGTTTCAGAAGTCGGGGAAATTTCTTATCTTAAAGGCGAGGCAATTGGATACGAAACGACTATCACAGCGATCATGGACGATGATGAAAATACGCATTACGAATATATCAAGAAAGTTGTTGCTGGAGGTGGCGAATAGTGTTGCAAGGAAAAACAAAATCGGGATTTGAATTTACATTGGACGAAGAACGCCTTGACAACTATGAGTTACTCGAAGCTTTAGGAGAATTAGAAGAAAATGTTTATCTATTGCCCAAAGTCATCAAACTCGTTTTAGGCGATGAACAAGCAATAGAATTAAAAGAACACTTAAAGAACGAAAAAGGGATTATCCCATCAAAAGCAATGGAAGCTGAATTGAAAGAAATTTTCGAGTTAGTTCCGACTTTAAAAAACTCATAACCCTCTCTAGTATGATAGAAGCAGACGAGGACGCATTGATTTGTGACCTTGCCGAAGTTTATCACATTTACGACTACAAACAGTTACCTCCGTCAAAGGTAGCTGTTTTTTCTGTTGGATTAAAAGAAGAGTCCAGAATCAAGATGGCCATGAACAATCAAAGGGTACCGCTTAACACGTTGTTGCTTGCTGGAATCAGCGATCACTTAGCAACGGCAAATTGGCTGAACTCCAAAGAAGGTCAAGAAGGTACTAACAGGCCCCAATCAATCTTGATGAAATTATTGGAAATCGAACCAGCAGAAAAAGAAAATGTAGCATTTGAATCTGGAGAGGATTTTGAAAGAACAAGAAATGAAATGCTCGAAGAAATGAAAAGAGGTGAGAATTAATGGCTACTGAAATCGCACAAGCATACGTCCAGATACTACCGTCAGCACGTGGGTTTTCTGACGCAATTAAAGGAGAGATTGATCCCGGAGCAGAAGCGGCTGGAAAAAGTGCTGGTTCGAAAATTGGAACTGGAATTAAACTTGCAGCAGCCGCCGCAGTTGCAGCAGCCGGCGTAGCACTCGGTAAAGTCATCTCATCTTCTTTGGCTGAGGGTGCGAATTTACAACAATCCATTGGCGGTATCGAGACCCTTTTTAAAGGTAGTGCCAATAAAGTTATCGATTATGCAAACATTGCTTACAAAACAGCTGGGTTGTCCGCTAACGATTACATGGAGAGCGTGACTGGATTTAGTGCTAGTTTGCTCCAATCAATGGGTGGCGATACGGCTAAAGCAGCCGAAACGGCCAACATGGCTTTAATCGATATGTCCGATAATGCGAATAAGATGGGGACGAGGATGGAAGATATCCAAAATGCCTATCAAGGATTTGCAAAACAAAACTACACCATGTTAGACAACTTGAAACTTGGGTACGGTGGGACAAAAACAGAAATGGAACGTCTCCTTGCTGACGCTACTAAGCTGACTGGTGTTAAATACGACATCAATAATTTAGCAGACGTTTACGACGCAATCCATGCGGTGCAAGAAGAACTCGGAATCACTGGTACAACGGCCAAAGAATCGGCTGAAACATTTAGCGGATCATTAGCGTCAATGAAAGCTTCTTTTTCTAACGTGTTAGGCGGCCTTTCGCTTGGTCAAGATATTCAACCGGCTTTAAATGCGTTAGCAGACACCACCGCAACATTCTTTTTCGGCAACTTTATCCCAATGGTAAAAAACATCTTACAAGCATTACCTGGCGCAATCGTCACATTCTTTCAAGCGGCCGCTCCACAATTTATTGCTGGAGGCAAAGCATTACTTGAAAGCTTAGGTATCGGAATCGGCGAGGGAACTTCTGGAATGCTTGCGAAAGTCCAAGGAGTGGTTCAACCGATTTTAAATTCTTTTAAAACGGCATTCGGGCAATTACCAGCATTGTTTCAAACAGTGGTTGGTGCAGTGACACCAATCATCGGGTCAATTGCGACGGCCTTTGCAAAATTAGATTTTAGCGGATTAGCGGCCGTTATCTCGAAAATTATTCCAGCAGTGACGAATGGTTTTAGCGTCATGATGGCCATTGTTAGCCCGGCGATTGATACCGTGATTAATTCCGTTGTCAATCTGTGGAATACCTTGCAACCTTTGCTATCGATTTTAGCAGATGCTTTGATGCCAGTTTTTCAAGTGGTCGGAGCTTTCTTAGGCGGCGTATTTAAAGGTGTATTGCTCGGACTATCCGCAACGTTTGACACAGTGGCCACTGTCATTAGTTATCTCACACCAGTCGTAGCTTGGTTAGTAGATGCGTTTAAAGCGTGTGTTCCAGCACTTACAAAAGTGGCTGAGTGGGTCGGACTTGTCATTGGTTATTTTGGTAACTTAGGCGGAGCCGGTACCTCACTCAAATCGCTATTAACAAGCGCTTGGACTAATATCAAATCTATGATTTCGATTGCTGGTGCTGGAATTGGCTCAGTGGTCAATGTGATTAAGTCCATCTTTAGTAGCTTGGGTAGTTCTGGTGGCGTTCTTAAAAATATCTTATCGGTTGCCTGGAATGGCATTAAATCAGCCATCTCACTTGTCGGTTCTGGAATTTCAGCCATCATAAGTGGAATCAAATCTGTATTTTCTGGACTTGGTAGTTCCGGTGGAATTTTAAGAAATACATTAAGCGGTGCTTGGAATGGAATCAAATCCGTAATATCCACAGTCGGAAACGGCATAAAAAGTGTTATCAACGCTATCAAATCAGTGTTTAGCAGTTTAGGCAGTGCGGGGAATTCCGTGCGTTCCGCTATTTCATCCTCTTTTAATGGCATGAGAAGTGTCGTTTCAAGCGTAGCCGGTAGCATCAGCGGAATCATCGGGAATATCAAAAATGTATTTTCAAGCCTTAGAAATATCAACATTTCGGGCGCAGGGTCCGCAATCATGAATGGCTTCCTTGGTGGATTAAAATCAGCTTATAGCGGAGTACAAAATTTTGTTAGTGGTATTGCTGGTTGGATTAAGAACAATAAAGGTCCAATCGAATATGATAGAAAGTTATTGATCCCGGCAGGTAATGCGATTATGGAAGGTTTCGATTATGCCTTAATCGATAAGTTTAAAGACGTACAAAAAACAGTTGGTGGAATGACAGGTGCTTTGTTTGATGCAGTCAGTGTAAATACACCAACGTTAGAAGCAACAAGTAACGTCGTGTCCGGAATGACAGTCAATCAAGCGCGGTCGCAAGAGTTAAGCAGCAATAACAATGACGTGTTGCAATTGCTACGAGAGTTAAAAAACCTAACAATCGTGTTAGATGATGGCACTGTTGTTGGGAAGTTGGGTCCACAATTTAATCAATATTTTGGTAACGAAGCAACTTTAGATAGGAGGTATGGCAGATGAGCGGATTTAGCATAAACGGTAAACATATTAATGACGTGTTCCCGACTTTAAAATTAGTTGAACGATCTACGCCACCTCCTAACGATTTGCCGATAAAAGAATCAGTCGTGGGCATGCAAGGCGATTATGATTTTACGATTGCTTTGTTTGGCGAACGTTTATTCGATAATCGAGAATTGACCTATGTGTTCAACGGGAAAGAAACAAACGAAATCATGAGGAATATGAACCGCAGAATGTTGGAAAATTGGTTGCTAAGTGGTAGCTATATGCCGTTGTATGATGATAAAGAGCCTTTTTATTATTACTTGGCAAGGTGCGTTAGCGTAACGCTGGGGAATGACAATGGAATAGCAAAGACACCGTACACTATCAAGTTTGATGCTTATCCATTTAAGATTAAAATAGCCGAAGAAAATTCGTTGAAGTGGGATGATTATGACATTACCGATTATTATCAACCACATATTTTTTCAATTAGTGGTTCAAAAATTTTGAAAATCATGAACATTGGGAGTGCAGGTGTTGCACCGAAAATCACACTAAACGCTCCAATGACAATTCAAAAAAATAATCTTATTTTTAATCTATCGGCAGGATCGTACACCGTTGATGATTTTCGCTTTGAAGTTGGTGTGAACACTTTTACAGTGACTGGAAATGGAACGATTGCCTTTGAATGGCGTAAGGAAGTGATTTGATATGTATCGCGTGATAATCCACAACGGAATAAATGATGTTAACGGCACAGTGATTCATTCACCTTACGTCAGTGGACAAAAGTTATCGGCTGGAAGTATTAAGCAAGTCATTGACGGGATTGACTCCATGAGTTTTGAAATCAATCTACGTAATGCTGGGTGGGGTGTCATTAAACCGTTAACCACGCTTATCAAAGTAGTAAACGTTAAAACGGGAATCGTTGAGTTTGATGGCCGTATTTTAAAACCAAAGCAAAGTATGTCAAGCGGTGGGAATTTCGCAATGCAATACGATTGCGAATCTGTCTTAGCTTATCTTTTGGACTCGTCTCAACGTCATGGCGAATATCGCAATATGACAATTGCCCAATTTTTGCAAGTGATTTTAAACAATCACAATGCACAAGTCGAGTCTCACAAGCGGTTTAAACTTGGACAAGTGACGGTCACGAACTCAACGGATAACGTTTATCGCTATCTGGGATATGAAAATACCTATGACACCATCAAAGATAAGTTGTTAAATCGATTGGGTGGTTACCTGGTCGTGAGACGGGAATCAGACGGCTTATACCTCGATTACTTAGCTGAGATTGGCAAAACGTCCGCTACTGAAATTAAATTGAGACGAAATTTAAAAGATATGTCAAGAGAGATTGACCCAACCGAAGTTGTCACAAGATTGGTGCCATTAGGTGCTGAAATTCAAAGTGAGGACGAAACGGCCACCGATGCAAGCAAAGCAAGAGTTAACATCAAATCTGTTAACAACAATCTAGATTATCTTGACGATACTAGATTGATTGCAGAATTTGGGATTGTTGAAAAGTCGGTTGTCTTTAATGATGTCAATCAACCCAATATTTTAAAAACACGTGGGCAACAATATTTAACCGCTCAAAAAACCGCACGCAATAGTTTCGATTTAACCTTTTTAGATTTGAGCTTAAATAACTTAGATCCCGAAAGTGTCAATCGTGGCGATAAGTACAACGTTTATAATCCAATTTTTGGAATCAACGAAACACTGCAAGTTATCCAGAAAGAAATTAATATCGTCAATCCACTTGATGTCAAAGCGAATTTTGGCGATAAATTTAAGACGTTAACCCAATATCAAAACGAATTGAATAAAGGAATGAGCCGATACGAGGATTTAGAAAAGTCGGTGTCCAATCAAATTCAAACGATTGGCGCTTTAAAAACTCAGATAGATAACGTGTCACAAAGCGTTGCCGATATTAATACAGAAATTAACGAGTCGGATATTCCGGGATTAGTCGAAGCTATCGCAGATTTAAACGATGTTGTGGATCAGTTAAATATCGCTATCGGTAATATTCCGAATTACACACCAGCGACACAAACAAAAGATGGCTTGATGTCCTCGATTGACAAAACAAAATTAGATGGAATCCAACTTGCAACTGGTACTGTTGATGGGTTATTGGCCAAAAAGGATAAACAGAAATTAAACCGAATCACGGCAAACACTAGTATCGATTTAGACCAATTCATGTTGGACTTTTTAGCATTAAAAGAAGTCGTTGAAAATATGCAACCACAGGAGTGATGAAAATTGACAGAATCAACAAGCGAATACAAAAAACGAATTGAAGGAATAAAGCAAAGCATTGAAAATGAACCTTATATGGCGAAAATGCGTGAAGATATCGCAGAAGGAATTTCCAAAACAGGGATTAGACAAGCCACCGTCGAAGAACAATTCCAATCAGTCCTTGACGAAACCACAGGCAAAGACGTGATAAGTGCGCCAGAGATTATTTTGGCACGAAATGGAAAGAGTAATTTAAAGACAAGATTAGACGAAGATCACGCACAAGTTACCGCGCAGTTGGCCTATAAAGCCGAAAAGAGACAAGTAAACACATTATCAGATGCACAAAAATCTGTAGATGGTTTTACTCACAACAATATCAATTCGGTTAATGAGGAAAGTAGACTAACATCACCTCTAACCATTCCTCCCTCAACTCTCGTTATGACGGGTGGAATTGGAGCAAAAACTTACTTTCCAACAGTTGTCACTTACAATAATGAATTATGGTGCGCAATCAGAGTTGCTTCTGACCACGGTGGAAGTTTCGATGGGAATATCGTCTTACGAAAAAGCACAGACGGAATCAGTTGGACGTATGTCACTATTTTCGATACAAATAAAGATTTACGCGACCCTGCTTTAATTGTGGCGCCGAATGGGAATTTAATATTAAGGTATTTTGATTCAACATCTCAATGGGGAACGACTAGGGTTAAGATTAGGATATATAATGGAGCAACATGGTCTGATGAAATCGAGATGCCAAGATTAACAGGCGTAAACGGTGCGGCTCGTGGGAATATGACAATTAAAGACGGCGTAATTTATTCAGCTAATTACAGTGAGAATGGTGTTGGGTATATTGTAAAGAGCTCCGATAATGGGAACAGTTGGGTTCTAGGAGAAGAGATATCACCTGATTGGAAATTAAATGAGGTATCGCTTTGTTATAATCCGAAAGACAAAAAAATCTACTTCGTAGGTAGACAACAAATATACAAAGAGGGTGTGTTGCCACACACAGACTATCAAAATTACATGGCTATTGGTGATAGTGACGATGGGAATAAGTGGAATAATATACGCGAATTACCTTTATATGGACATGCGCCCGCACTAAAACTGTTGAATGAAAACAAAATGATTCTAACGTATAAAAACACTGTGGATGCCAGTTTAGATATGGTTATTTTGGCGAATGGTGACATTGCATCCCAAAATATTAGAATAGAAAAATCATCACATTACGATGCATACTACTCGGATGTTGCCATATTAAACGGAACTATTCATTTGATTTATCACGACCTCGCAACAACCAATATACGAGTCTATCGGTTACTTGTATCTGAAGTTAATCAACTGTCGCAACTATCACATGAACATATTCCTAATTTTATAAATGAGAATAGTGGGTTCCTTGAAGTTGGTAAACCGTTTAATATCGTATGGCAAGATTATCGACTGAGCAATGAGGTGTTAGCTGTTGGTGGAATAAAAAATATAAGGTTAAAACTTCACAAACCTTTCAATGTTCGACCTTATGGATTGGCGACATATTTATTTACACCAAATGGAAATACTCCTGTATTAGATAATATTTTGGTTTCCAGCTATATGCTTAACATAGAAGATATAAGCGTTAGTTTATATAATGCAGGTACGACTAACATTAATCTAAATACTGGATATGTTTTAAAAATATCTGCTTTCGGGTCATAAAAAAATAGTTGATTGCCATAGCTGCGTAGTTCCTATATGATTATCTTAAATTGTAAAATAGATTGGATGATCATGAGTGAACCAGCGTAATCATAGTATAGATTTTATTAAAGCAATGGCAATCATTTCCGTAATACTGCTTCATAGTCTTACAGCGGATACTTTGTTTAATATTGGAGCACCATACCATATTTGGCAGACTGTCCCTGTCTTCATGTTATTGGCCGGATACAATACAGCCAATTCATTCAAGAGAAAAAAATGAAATCAATAGGAGAGTTTTACAGTCTTCCGGAGTTGTCTAAAAAATTCGGAAAGCTCCTATGTCCTTTTCTCATCATTTGGATAGCACAAGTTGCTATTCAACTGGTGCTTATAGGAAGATTGAGCGTAACAGAATTAGGCTACTCTTTGGTTTCAGGAGGTTGGGGTCCGGGAAGTTATTTCATACCTATAATTTTTCAAGCAACGTTAATATTGCCAATCATATACATGCTATGTAGGAAAAAACCAATAACAGGTGCTGTTGTACTGTTTATTGTAAGTCTAACATTAGAATTACTGGCATTAAGAATCAACATGACTGAAAGTGTTTATCGATTTTTAATTATTAGGTATGTTTTTGCATTAACTTTAGGTGTATGGCTTGCAAAATACAAAAAGAAACCAAATGCTTTTTTAATTGGAATGCTATCCGTTTGTAGCCTAATATATATTACGGGAGTTAATTATTATGAAGGGAATTTCATAATGGAAGACTACTGGCAAAGTCAACATGCTCCTTCTTACTTTTATACATTAGTTCTGGTGATGATCGGCTTAAAAACATTACATGTAAAAGGTGAAAACCTTATTACTAAGTTGATTTTAAAAATAGGGCGGGCATCCTATCATATCTTTTTAGCGCAAATGTTTTATTTTTGGATTGTCATAGGATTTGTTCCTGAGCTTACGGAAATAATGGATGCTTTAATAAATGTGATTGTGTGTATATCGATGGGACTTGTCTTTTTCGAGAGCGATATTTTTGTAAATAAAGTTCTCAGCAAGAAAAAAAGTTACTAAGGTAGCATAGAATCATACTGTGCGATAAGGAGTGAAAATAGATGGAAAAGGTATTTTTAATATGGGAAAGAGAATGTTTTGATAATTACGATGTGATATTCATTTCTAAAAAAAGAGAAGAAGCAGTTGCTTTCATAAATAATCTTACAGGGATGAATTTTGATGAAGAAAAAGAATCAGGAAATATAAAGGAACAGAAGGTTTTATTTTGGTCAAGAACACAAGGAAAATATAACTCAAATGTATCCACAGAAATCTATATCGAAGAAAGAGAATTAAATAAATATGACGAGCTTTCAATGTAGAACCGCGCGGTAAATGAAAATTAAATATATTTCAACAGGAGGGTAGCTTATGCACTTAATCAAAGAGTGGTGGTTTCTAATCGCCTTTACAATCGGCATTTTTAGTGGGCTGTACAAAATGTCGCAAACACTAAACGAGACGCTGTTAAAATTAAAATTCGAAATCACGCGATTAAGCGAGAGTTTAACAGAATCTAAAGCTGATCGCGTGAGATTACACGAACGGGTGGATAATACAGACAATCGTTTAGATAAGCACGACACACGCATATCAGTTTTAGAGGATTGGAGAAAAGAGAGAGTTAGCAATCGCTAGCTCTTTTTTTAATATAAAAGGAGTGAATTGAAATGGAAAATATCTTAACAAACACACAAGATTTTATCGTGCCGATTATCGTACTAGCTTGTCTTGTGATTGGCTACGTCATCAAGCACACGCCTTATTTAGATAAGGTAGCGAATGCTTATATTCCGTTAGTCGTAACATTGTTAGGCGCTATCTTAGGCGTTGCTACAAGCGGATTGAGCATCGAATCAGTTATCTATGGCGCAGTTAGTGGATTAGCGTCAACAGGCTTACATCAAGCATTTACGAGGGTTTTGGGCTTGGATAAAGAGGGGGAGGATTAAGCATGGTAGTAAAATACAGTGGTATCGCAGGAAAAAGAGGATATGCACCAAAGAAAATCGTACTCCACAACGATGAAGGAAGTCAGAATGCCAATAGCGCTTTTTATAAGCGTTGGTTAGAAACACACAATCCAGAAGTTGGATACGCACACTACTACGTTGCAGATGATGGAACTTATCAAGCGGAAAAAGACGAAAATTGTGCTTGGCATTGTGGGAATACAGTCGGTAATCGTGATTACATCGGTATCGAGATTTGTCAATCAAAAGGCAATGAAGCGACGTTTAAAGCGAACGAACAACGAGCGTTTAAACTAGCTTATGATTTATGTAAAAAATACGGCATTGCAATTACTGTTGATAATTTCCCACTACACAAAGAGTTATCAGCGACAAGTTGCCCACGTCGTAGTTTGGAATTGCACGGCAAG